AGTTTCATATATCTGGCTATGAGTAAAGTTATGTTAAGTAGGGAATATGCTTGATTTACTGGTTTGTGGACAACCTCTAACAAGCTTGGGCAAAGAGAAGCATATTACCTATTTAAAGAACACCCTGGTGAAGGCTCGTTTGGTGAATCAGTGAGAGTGCCAGCAAATGATGTTTTACATATTTATAGACCATTAAGACCTGGGCAAATCAGAGGGGAGCCTTGGCTTTCTAATATACTGCTGAAGCTTTATGAGCTTGATCAATATGATGATGCAGAGCTGGTGAGAAAGAAAACTGCAGCAATGTTTGCTGGATTTATTACAAGACTCGATCCAGAAGCAAATATCATGGGAGAAGGTGAAGCAAGTGAGCAAGGAGTAGCACTATCTGGCCTGGAACCTGGAACAATGCAGCTTTTAGACCCAGGAGAGGACATAAAATTTTCAGAGCCATCAGATGTTGGAGGAAGTTATGAAGCATTCATGAGACAGCAACTGAGGGCAATAGCAATAGGTACAGGAATAACATATGAGCAGCTAACAGGAGATTTAACAGGTGTTAATTATTCATCCATTCGAGCAGGGCTGATAGAGTTTCGCAGAAGGTGTGCAATGTTACAGCATAACGTGATAGTGTTCCAGTTTTGTAGACCTATTTGGAATAGATGGCTAGAATTAGCAGTACTTTCTGGAGAATTGAGTATAGATGAAAAAGTAGTAAAAGCAGCGAAAGAAGAAGTAAAATGGATACCACAGGGATTTGATTGGGTGGATCCTTTAAAAGACCAGCAAGCACAACAAATGGCAGTAAGAAATGGATTTAAGAGTCGAGCAGAGGTAGTATCAGAAATGGGTTACGATGTAGAAGAAATTGACCAAGAAATAGCAGAAGATCAAAAGCGAGCTAATTCTTTTGGACTTTGTTTCGATTCTGATGTTAATCATAAAGTAGAATAAGTGGAGGAAGTGGTGTGGATAAATAAACCAGTAATGGTAGAGAGAAGAAGCTTTGAACTACTATCGTTATATAACAGCAAACAACCTATCTTTAAGAACTTAAAGCATTTTCATATAAACCCAAAAGGAATAGCAATAATACGTATTTATGGAGTTTTGACTAAAAAAACAGAAGCTTTTGATCATATTTTAGATATGACTTCGTATGAAAATATTCATGAAGAGATAGAGAGCGCTTTAGAAGATAAAAGCATAGAGACGATTCTACTTGACATAGACAGTCCAGGAGGGGAAGTAAACGGTGTCTTTGACCTAGCTGATTTTATTTATGAATCAAGAACAAAAAAGAGAATTATTGCAATAGCAAATGATGATGCATATTCTGCTGCGTACGCTATAGCCTCTAGCGCTGAAAAGGTATTTGTGAGTAGAACTTCAGGAGTAGGAAGTATTGGAGTAATAGCAAGTCACATAGATCAAAGTAGGTTTGATGAAAAGCAAGGTATTAAGTACACCACAATCTTTGCTGGTAGTCGAAAGAATGATTTAAACCCACATGAGCCAATGACGTCTGAAAGTCTGGAAAGCTTACAAAAAGAAGTAGACCGACTATATGAAATGTTTGTGCAGCTAATAGCACGTAATCGAAACCTTTCTATAGAAGCAATCAAATCAACGGAAGCAGGGCTATATTTTGGGGAGAAAGCAGTAGAAATAGGTGTTGCAGATGGAGTTACAACATTTTTTGAATTTATCAACAATCATAAAAGTAGGAGTGTTAGTATGACAACTATTGAGGAAGGCTACGAGAACTGTCGTAGAGAAATTTTAGAGATAATAAGATTATGTAATATATCAAAGATGCCGGAAAAGATAGGAGAATTTATAGAGCAAAGCGTAAGTGTTGAGCAAGCCAGGGAAGTGTTAATGGAACTACTAGTAGAGCGAACAACAAAAGATAAAATTTTCAGCACTTTACCACAAAATTCATCAGAAGATTTGATGATACAAGTAGCTAAAGCTAGAGCACAATCAAGTATTTAAAGTATTTTTATAACCGCCGGGTACAACAACTACAAACATGGCGGTAAACTAAAGGGAAAAAAAGGAGAAAAGAAAATATGACATGTATAACTGAACAAAATAATCTGGGTGACTTATTAAAGTATGAGGCATCAAGTCTATATTCAAGAGATCAAATAACAGTAGCAAAAGGTCAAAATATTAAGCTTGGTGCAGTAGTTGCCAAAAAGACGGAAGATGGTTTTATTAGAGTACTTAATCCCGCTGGAACAGATGGCACACAAACAGCGATGGGTGTAATAGTAAGTGATGTAAATGCAATAGAAAATACTAGAGCGGTAATTATTACTCGTGTCGCAATGTTAGCAGATCATGCAGTTGTGTGGCCAGCAAATATCACTGAAGAACAGAAAGCTGCAGCAATAAAGCAACTTGAAGGACGAGGGATCATCATCTGCAAGGGAGCTTAAAAAAACTATTAAAAACACAAAAGGGGGAAAGTAAAAAATGCAAAATCCATTTACAAATACAGCATTTAGCATGACGGCACTAACAAATGCGATAAATATATTGCCGATAAATTATGGACGAGTTGAAAATTTAAATTTATTTCCAAGTAGGTCAGTAAGATTTAGACATATTACCATAGAAGAGCGAAACGGAGTATTAAGTTTACTACCAACACAAGTTCCAGGAGCACCAGCAACAGTAGGAAAACGCGGCAAAAGAAAGGTAAGAACATTTACGGTTCCGCATATTCCACATGATGATGTAGTGTTACCAGAGGAAGTACAGGGAATAAGGGCATTTGGATCAGAGAGTGAACTTAAAGCGCTGGCAGATGTAATAACCGATCATTTGCAATTGATGAGGAACAAACATGCAATAACATTGGAACATTTGCGAATGGGAGCGCTGAAAGGAATAATTTTAGATGCTGATGGGTCAGAATTATTAAATCTGTACAACGAATTTGAAATAACACCAAAAGTAGTAAATTTTGCCCTTGGAACAGCAACAACAGATGTAAAACGTAAGTGTTTGGAGGTATTGCGACATATTGAGGATAACTTAAGTGGTGAATATATGACGGGAATTCATGCACTGGTAAGCCCTGAGTTTTTTGATGCATTAACTTCCCATAGTAAGGTGAAAGAGGCATATGAGAGATGGCAAGAAGGAGCAGCGCTAAGGAATGATATGAGGTCAGGATTTACATTCTGTGGAATAACATTTGAGGAATATAGAGGGCAAGCAACTGACCCTGAAGGAACGGTGAGAAGATTTATTGAGAAAGATACAGGGCACTGTTTTCCACTAGGAACAGCGAGCACATTTACAACATATTTTGCACCAGCAGACTTTAATGAGACAGTAAATACTCTTGGACAGCCACTATATGCAAAACAAGAGCCAAGGAGGTTTGATAGAGGGACTGATTTACATACGCAGTCGAACCCTCTGCCAATGTGCCATCGTCCGGCAGTTTTGGTAAAAATTAGTTCTAGTTGATGAATATAGGAAAATTATTGGAAGATTGTTTTGAGCATTTAGGAGTGGAAGCCATATATTGTAATAAAAATAAGGAGAGTATTCGTAAAATAAAAGTGCTAATTAAACGTCCTGAGACTACGTACTCTCTAGGTGCAGATGGAGCATTAACTCAGCAAATTGCTTCTATAGAAATACGTGATCAGGACGTTACTTCCTTTAGCATAGGTAATTATATCAAGATTGAAAAAAGGTTCTACAAGATTTTTGAACCACCGTTAAAAGATTCTTCGAGTGAAATATGGAAAATTGAGGCAATAGAAAGTGTTTGATTAGTAACAATATTAATGAAATAATCTCCAATATTGAAAGAAAAGAGCAGAAAATAAAACTGGCAACTATAAAAGCGTTAAACAAAACGGCACTATGGTTAAAAGCGCAAGCAGCTAAGGAAATCAGTGAGGAAAAGAAGATAAAATTAAGTTTGATAAGAAAGAGATTAAGAATTTTTAAGGCGAAAACTAGCAGATTAGAAGTGTTAATTAGAGCAAATCTCTATGACATTAGAGCATGGACAATTGGCAAAATACAAAAAACAAGAAGAGGATCGAAAGTAGGAAAGCATGAGTTTATAGGAGGATTTGCAGCAGTTATGCCAAAAGGAAATAGCGGTATGTTTAAACGTGAAGGAAGAGCAGCATTGCCAATAAAGGAAGTTAAGTTGCCACTCGAACTAGAGGCTTCAAGGATAATAGGAAATCTTGTTAATTATGAGGTTGAGGAAGTGTTTGAAAAGTTCTTTGAACGTGAATAGATATATTACATACTACTAATATGTAATATATTATATATATAAAGGAATCTGCCATTCTGCCAACTTGCTCAAATCAGCCATAGAAGGGAACTTTGGAACATATTTCAAGTTGGCAACTTTCTGCCATTCTACCAACTTATTACTTTTTCTAAGCTACTGATTTTCTTATATTTTTATCAATTTTAAGTTGGTAGAATGGCAGATTCTTCAGTTTGCCAACTTGCCATCTTGCCAACTTAATATATAATTCTACTATCTCCTTTTGCAATGTTATACATTTCTTGGTTTTTAGCTGTTAACTGCATTTGGTAAAAGATAATAATTTGGAAATTTTTGGTATAATCTGTGCTCCTAGGTCCTGATCTTTCTCAAGCAGCTCATTGAAATAGTATTTTCTCTCCTCTCTTTAATTCCTTAGTCCTACTATATTCAAATTTTCAGATATTTTTAAAAGGCTTGCCAGACATGTTTATATCTGTTCTATAATTATCTTTTTAGCATTTGTATTTACTTTGCTATTTTGTTGAATGGGTATTTACTTCCAAAAAATTTTTGTTTCAGACCCCTAATTCGTTTGCTATCTATAAAGAGGCTATTTGCTTCTTTAGCTTTCCTATAGATGTTATCTATAATGAAGATTGAGTAACATTATATTTTCATTATACTAATAATAATTAACATTGTATATTATCTTTCCCATATTATTTCTCAGAGTTATGTAAGACCCATACATCCCTATTTTCCACAGGTAGAGTCGCTCCATTGTTTGGTACAAGATAGTAATCTGGTTTTACCAATACATACTGATTTTCAGCAATTTTTAGCTCCATGTCTTTTACACATAGGTAACCATGCTTCGATCTTGTGTTTGATAATCCATATTCATCACACTTCTTGAAAAATTTTATATGACCTATCATTGCAAGATTACTAATTCTTTCACGAATGCTACGATCACTACCAAGTCCGAACTTTCCTTCAAAACACTTTGCAAAGCTAGCTGCAGTATATACTTCTCCTCTATACGCTTCATTAGAGATTAACTCTAAAATTATATCACATCTTCTTAGACGTTCTAAATCCAATTTAGTATTATAGCTAGACCTTACTATTCTTTCTGAATTTAATGTATCATCAGATTGTACAAACGCACCGTTATGCCAATAAAATGAAATCTTTTCTTCGTTAGATGCAGAATAATTTGACTTCTTACGGCAAAGTACTCGTTCATTACCAGAAGCATCAGCTTTATCTGGCTTTGACAAGTACCAACGAGATCTTACTGTATTATTCCACGCAGTTGAACCACCTGTACCTGTTTTACGTATTATTCCTGAATCAGAAGGATGAGCACATAATAATACAGCTCCTTTTATTACTTTCACTATTTTTCCACAACAACTTTGAATAAATTGTCTCACATGAGAGCGATTGTTTTCATTGCCACCAAATAAGTCTGCTGCTGTATCTAAAACTACTAGCTTTGGTTGAAACAATTTAATATCTTCAAGTAATTCTTCAAAGCAATGAGTTAATTTACCTATATCTTTGTTATCAAATATCATGAGTAGATTATCTTTCCACACTCTCGATAAAAAGCCAATATTATCATGAAAGTCACAGGATTCCATATCTAACTGATATAATCTATTTATAGCACACTGTCTTCGCCACAGCTCTTCTGTATCATCTTCACAAAATACACCATATGTCTTCATCTGCTCAATTTCCATTCCCAACCAAGATTTACCTGTGCTCGCTGCTGTCATTAGTTGTTGAGCAAGTAGAGACTTTCCCATACCACCATCACCGTAGAGAGCCGTAACACTTCCAATAGGAAGCCAATCTTTAACAATCCATTCTCTTTCTGGAGCAATATTAGCCCAAGCTCTGGTATCTATTCTCAACGATTTTTTTGAAGGAGCCTTTTTTGTACTAAGGATGAACTCTTTAACATTTACACCTTCTTTCACGCAATCAGCAGCGTCCCAACCCTTTGGTTTATCTTTAGGTATTTCCAAAATGCAAAGTTCTTCAACTCCAAGACAAGTAAGTTTCATAGCAGATTTTTCAGCGTATTTCTTACCTGCTTCATCATTATCTGGCCATATAATAATGTGTTTACCTTTAAGTGGAGTCCAATCTGTTTTTTCAATAGGTGCATTTGCTCCAGACATTGCTGTTGTTGCAGTTATTCCTTTCTCTATCAGCGCTTCTGCACATTTTTCTCCTTCAACAAGAATAACTTTATCGGACTTCAAAATACCTGGAATATTATAGAGTGGCCTTATCTTCGGTGCACCAAAGTCGGACTTTTTTATATCAAAAGGAAGATATCGCTTCCCATTATCATCATCGTAACGATAGATTCTAACAATAGCTTGGCCGTTTTCACCGTAATAATCCCAATATGCAGTTGGACTACTTGAAGTTTTGAAATGACCAAGCCACTCAGCTATAGAAGCCATTACTTCAGGAAACTCTATTCTTGTACTTTTTCTATTTACTCCCGCCCAAAGGTCGATAATGTCACCACCTTCTCCTGTTGCAAAATCATGCCATAGGCCAGCTTCACTACCACTTAATTCTACTACTAGACTCTTTCCTTTATCACCTTGTACATTGCCTACATAAAACTTATCACCACGAAAAGTTCCTCTTGGTAATAGATATGAAAGGCATGATCTGATATTTAACAGAAGCTGAGCTTTAAGTTGTTCTTTTTCTACTAACGGTGCATTTTTTCGTGGAGCTGCAGTATTAAAATCACAATAGATACCCATAAAATCTCCAATATATTTAAAGTTTAGAAATTTGGTTAAGCTGTGGCTATCCAGCGTCCGTTAACCATGTTTATGAATTTTGTTGGTATTGGTTTGCCGTTTTTAAGTTCGTACATCAATTGCAGAGTATTCCTTTCTGGCCTAAATATCATTACTCCAGATGTATATAAACTTCTTAAAACATTAGCACCACTCAATGCTTGAAATGGATTCTTTTTTAACGTGGTTGTTGACACTTTTTTTGTGTAATGTGTAACTATTACTCCAGCCGTAGGATTAGTTATAGAGCGTAGTTCATCAATACTATTTTGCAGAAAAGAGATCATACTCCTATAATCAAAAACAGAGTCTATTACTATAAGATCAACTGTTTTTACATCGAGATTTTCCGACATAATTTCCTTTATTTTTTCCACATTCAAAGTTAACTGTACTTTTTTAGTAATAACTAAGTTTTCTGTTCCTTCATCAAGGATTTTCTTGCTGATTCTTAGCTTCTGTAAGCGCTCTCTTATGTAATCATATTCCATTTCATTCTGTAGATAGAATATCTTAAGTGGCTTTGCAGGCTTCATACCAAGAAATGATACTCCAGCAGCTAAATGTACTAACATGGAAAGTAGAAAATTACTTTTTCCTATTTTTGGAGTTCCACCTATGACCAAAAGACCACTTGGAGTTAGAATTCTTGGGCCTATTATATCTTTTGGCATTGGTGATTTATCATTCAAGTAATGCCTTGCTGAAAACGATGTAATTTTATGTTTTGTTGTGTTTTCTTTAGTATTTAACCACTTCTTAGCGGAATTTATATCACCTTTCACTAAAGTCCAAAGATCAATGATATCACCACTAATTCCTTTAGTAAAATTATGCCAATTTCCAGCTTCTTTACCCACTATTTTAACTGTAATCATATCCCCGTCACAGTTGCCAACATAAGTCCTCTCTCGATAAAAATTACCGTTTGGAATTAGGTAAGGTACACACTCCTTAATATTATCAATCAATAATCCTTTTATTTCCTTTCTCTGCATAAAACCCCCATACATACTTTTCATACGTTTAGAGCTGAGATTAGCTAGCTCACAAACAGTTTCAAAAGACTCTGAATCAAACCATTTAATTGCTTCTTTCTTTAGCTCTAGATTTTTTCCTGCTGCATCTTTGATAGCTCTCTCAATTACAGCAATCCAGAGCTTCTCTTCGTCGTACTTCAAAATGGCAACCAATCAACTTCAGATTGTTCTGGAGTAATAACCGTAGCAATCTTGTTCTTTTCTCCATACCGATCAGCTTCAATGCCAACTTTTGCAGTAAACTCTACCCCGTTAAAGTCAGCTATAGAGTTGACTTTTCTAGCAATAGCTGCTTTTTCTGAAGTGTCATTTGAATGAATGTTCCGTGCTGACTCCAAAATACTTCTAAGCATAGAACGACCAGATTCTCCCCAAGTATCTTCTCCTTCAACTCTTGCTTTGCCACTTTTAATACCAATTACTTGAAAAATCTTGCGTTTTGCATATGGACCTTCAGTGACAGTAAATTCAACGTTTAAATAGATGCTGCCAGTAGTGTAGCTTTTCGTGAACCAATTTTCATAACCTCCTGGTTTAATTGCCATTTTTACCTTGACTATTGTACCTTTTGGTATTAAATTACTCTGTAATTTTGCAGTATTAAAATCAGTTAAAAAATCTGTTAGCATATTGTTCCCTATAAATTAAGTAAAAAAAAGAATCAACTCCATTGGTCTACAAGTTTCCAACGACCATTTATCTTATCGACAAGCTTGCTTGCCACACGTTCACCATTTCGCAGCTCAAACACTATTTGACGGGTAGTGCTTTCTTCATCATGAGCAAACATCACCATGCCAGTGCTATAAAATCCACGTAAAGATCCAGCACCGCTTAGGCCTTGAAATGGATCTTCTTCCAGCATCTTTTTGGATAGTTTTTTTGTGTGGTGGGTAAGGATTATACCTGCATCTGGATTAATAATGTTCCTCAGTCTTTCAAGCGTTTTTTGCAAAAAGAATAGCATAGCGCTGTTGTCATTTTCATTACCATATTCACTTGAGTTAAAAATGTTACGAAGAGGATCAATTGCAATAATATCAGGTTTGAAACGCTCTTTAACGGTGCTTTTGATCTCATCTATTTCTTCACTGCTGAAAGATAATTGCACTCTTGGCGTGATAATTAAGTTATTGGCAGCTATATCCAAAAGTTCTTGGTCGAATGTCAGTTGCTGTAAACGCTCTTTCATGTATTCATACTCAATTTCAGTTTGCATGTAGAAAATTTTCATAGGACGACTAGGAGTCATACTGAGAAATGAAACTCCGGCAGCCATGTGAATCAACCAGGAAATAAGAAAATCACTCTTGCCAATCTTAGGTGGGCCACCCAGTACCAATAGACCTCTTTTAGTTAGAATCCTTGGTGCGATTATATCTTCTGGTATTGGCGATTGATCATTCAAATATTCTTTCACACTGAAAAAGGGAATTTTTTGACCGATATTGAAAAAGCTTTGTTCCATAATAATTATTCTCCAATTTTTAATTAAGCAATAGGAGCCAAAGTTTTGGCTTTAATTTTCGCAAGTAATTTACCCAAATGTGGTTCTTCAACCATATTCAGGCAGCCACTTCGATCTTTAGCTGGGTATCCCCAAGTATTAATAGTCTGACAGATAAATGAACGTACTTCTGTGCCATTATCTTTCTTAATTCCAACCATGCTGATTACCTCATCAACAATACCTGGAATCTCACTAGCAGTTTTAGCTCCTTCACATTGAGGTAGCCAAGTTGGACGATTGCAGTCATCGAGATATTGACCTAATGTGCCAACTATGATGATGTCTTTATCTCTGATATGTTGAAACTGATTGAGCCAAGCCATCATCTCTTGAGCAAGTAACCCATAAGCAGCTCTTTTGTCTTCTTTTCCCGATCTATCAGAAAAACACTCAGGTTGCATCCTTGCCCATAAAAGACATAAACGTGAAGCAACGGTTATACTATCTACAAAGATGCATCGGTATTTAGAAGTCTCAGAAAGAAGATCTTTATACTTGCCAGATACATGTTCATGGTGTTTTTGACTGTATGCTTGGTCAGATTTCAGCGCAGGGTTTGGACCACCAATTAGGCAGGCAATATCCCGAGCTTGATTCCAAGTACGAACACTAATTGAATCTCCCTGCCAATCTTGAACAGCAAGCAGACCTGCTTCAAAGTCAAGACATAGTGTTGGTTCACTTATAGTCTTTAAGAGGCTGGTTTTACCAATACCGTAAGGACCAAAAATTACTACTTTTATGCCTGTAGTTGTTTTCAATCTTTCATTATTGTTTAAAATTTTAAAAGTCATTTATTCACCTCAATGGTATATGTTATATATTCAGGAAAGGTAGAATTTATGTTCAATTTTTCTTTTTGCTCTTGTAGTAGATGGAAGAGAGTTTTATACGTATTTTTCTTACCATAGTATTTAAAGTAGTTCTTGATATGTTGTTCATCTTAGCAACTTCATATAAGTTAAAGTACTTGAGTTGTTCGCATATCTTTTGCATCTTTCTTGGTAGCGTTGAAATCATGTAATCTACATCAGTACGTTTTGCTACTTCATCTTCAAAAGCTTCTGTTTTCTCAATATTGACGTAGTTATTAATGTTGCGTTTAATACATAGTTGTTTCTCCAATAAGTTATTGGCACGACGTTCAGTTAATCTTGCTACAAAAGTGTTAAAGCTACCTTTACTTTCATCATATCTATCAAGATAAGTCCAAATTTCACAGAAAAGTTCTTGCTCAAGATCTTCATGAGTTTCATGAGCAAAGCATTCAAAAAGTTTTAATCTCTTAGCTTGATACCGTATATTTTGAACAACTATGGCAGTTTTTAGTTTCATAACTTTTCCCTAAAACAATTAATGCTTTAAGGATGAGAACTTATAGGTGCACTTTGTAGGACAGGAGCAAAAATAAATAATACAGATGCAATTTTTAACCTATTGATATTCTATTGTTTTTTTTCGAGAATAATACAGTTCGATTTTTAAATAATACTGCAACAAAAAATTAGGCAAAAATTCATTTTTTTTGGACAAAAATTTTCCAAATCCTGAATATATATTATATAAGCCTTTCAAACTCATCACAGGTGTCAATTCTTACACAATCAGGAAGAGCAGCAATAGCAGCCAGCATAAAAGAGCAAGTTATACATCTTGCTTGGGGAACAGGTGATTCAAGCTCTGGAAGTAGCCATCAGGTCGAAAAAGTTTTTGTTGAGGGTGAAATAGCTCTAGATCACCACACTATTAAAGATGTAAGGGTTTTTACAGGACAAACAACTTATCAGTCAAGTATAGATTATATAGTTGATAGCAGTAGTGGTGTAATAAAACGTACGGAAAATAGCTCTATCAGGGCAAATAGTGCAGTTACTGTAGAATATAGTGAAAGCACACCACCAGAGCTGATAACTTCTGAAAAACTGCTCAATGAGCTTGGCAGACGTACTGCGAACGAAGTGCTCTTCTGCACAGGTGATGAGAATGGAGAGCTTGTTACTCCCTCCGGAAGGTTTAGGCCCTCAAATGTACCAACTAATAATCTCTATCTTAAATTTACTTTCGATTTCACGGACGCAGCAAATCAAGTTATCAGGGAACTTGGGGTTATGGTTGGTACTAAAGTAAAAAAAGGATTACCTACAGGACAGAGATATTTTGAGCCAAAAGACATTGAAGATTCAGGAATTTTGTTGGTACTTGAACATACGGTACCACTTATTCGAACTGCAGCAACTCGGGAAACTTTTTCCTTTGTTGTCACATTTTAAAAAACTTAAAGGGAGAAAAAAATGATAAATGATGCTATTGTCCGTCTTCAGAAGATGGGACTTGATGATTTAACTGCAAAGCAGCTGCTTAGTTTTAAAGATAATGAAAACTTCTTATACGACTCAGCATTTAAAATTACCGACTTATTCGAAGATAGATTTGTCGAAGCGGTAAAAGATATATTTTTAGAAAGCACAGCACGGGATATCTATCAAAAAGCTGTGGCCAGGAAAAAGTTTATCTCAATTTACATGGCAAACGCTAGGAACATCTCTGAGCCTCATTATCGAGCTCAACGTTGTTGTAACATACATTAAAATTTACAGGAGAAAAAATGCAAATACCAAAAATCTTTAATACCGACGATTACAATCAATGTGAAAGTTGCCAATCGGTACTTAGTCCTGCAGCTTATCTGGTTAAATTATTGGAAATAGTTGATAAATATGAGCAGCCACCTAAATTACTTAAAAAACGTCGTCCTGATCTCTACGATATTAAACTCGATTGTGACAATACCAACAAGGAAAAGCTATATCTTGAAATTGTCAATGAAATAATGGAGAAAAATCTAAAACTTACGCTTAAAGAAGATGATGTCCTATGTAAGCTTGCAACTGCCAAATATCCTTTTAATCTTCCAGCAAATTTTCCGCTAATGAGTATACGTGCTTACCTTAAGAAGCATAAGACAAGCTTAGCAGAGATATATAAAATACTGATTGAAAATGCTGACACTGATGCAGAATTTTTGAGTCTTTCTCCGGAGGAATATGAAGTAATTACGTCTGATAATGAAACAGAAGCTTATTTAAAAGAGGTATATGGAATAAAAGATGGAAAAATAGATCAATTGAAAAATGTTGATAAATTCATTGCACAAACAGGTATAGAGCATGATAAGCTTCAACCATTACTTGATAGCTATAAAGGTGCAAAAAAACTTACTATTACAGAACAAACTATAAATAATCTTGATAATCAAGCACTGAGCTTTCTACATCGCTTCATTCGTTTAGCAAACAAACTTAATTGGTCATTTGCTGAATTAACTCAAGCACTAAATGGGAGTAAAATTGATCAGAAAAAAATAGCAAAGATTAAAAATCTACAAGAAAGATTTAAGCAACCTTTAGCTAAGATATTTGCATTGTATGCTGATAGTTTACCAGAGAGTGTATCAAGTAAAATTGACAGTCTACCAGAATTTAAAGCACTTTTAAGTCAAAAAAGCCTCAAAGATCTAGCTGCTACAGCAAGTAATTATAGCGCATTGCAAAATATTTTAGAAGTAAACAGTAATGAATTAACTGCTTTGATTAACTACCACAATGATCAAGAGGTATTCGGAGAAAAAATTTTAAAAGTATATAAACAAGTTCTGCTTGCAAGATTAGTAAACATACCAATAGCAGAGCTCTTATTACAATTAAGCGTAGAAGGAATAAATCTGGAAAATGTGGTTGAATTTAATGATTGGCTCACAAAACATGCAATTACGACAGAGCAAATACGCAGATTGATTGATCCTGCTTCAAGTAAGCAACTTGCGAAACAATTATATGAATCAACAAAAGAAGTAAAAGATTCGCAGAGTTTCTATAACGAAGTATATAAGTGTGTAGGCAACATTCAACCTGAAATACTCGATGCTATTTATGCATTTACTGTTGATCCCAATAAACCACAGTCATTTTCAGACAAAGGATTTTTAGAAAAGCTCATTCATAACATAGATGTATTTACAACGCTAAAGTTTGAAGTAGAGGGTATTACAAGTTACAAAAGTGTCTATGGAGTAGAGGGAAAATGGTCAATTGAGCAGATTCGGACTCTGTTAAACTATAAAACACTTAAAGCATCATATTCTACACTACCTGAATACATTAACTGGTTATTTGGCAATGACTACAGCAGTGATAAAGTAACGGAGAAAATGGTTCAGCTTACTGGTTGGAGTAAAGATACACTCGAAGCTATTAAAAAAGTCGAAATATTTAAGCAATGTTTTGGCAAGCAAGATTCGGTGAATTCTTTAATGAAGATTAAGTCTCTCATGGATATAGCTGAAATCAATGTCAAAGTTCTACTGAAGCTTCAGGATTTATACAATTTAAAAGCAAGTGAAGGATGGAAAAAATATACCGATACTGAAAAAGATTTAGAACTGATCACTGAAAAAGACGAAGGATATTTAGCAAGAGAAAAGCGAGATATTCTAGCAAGGTACATGATACATACTAATCCAGGTCTGAAAAACATGAGAGATCTTTATGGATTTTTGTTGATCGATGTTGAAATGAGTGAATGTTCAAAGATTTCGCCGATTAAAGCAGCACTAAATAGTGTTCAGCTATACATTCATCGCGCTATGATGAAGATAGAAAAAGATAAAGATAAGGATGTGGAGATTAAAGGCCTGACGGAAGAAGAATGGAAATGGCTGTCCAGTTATCGTGAATGGGAAGCAAGCAATAAGATAAAATTATATCCAGAAAACTACTTAAATCCAACATTACGTAAAATTGTTACTCCAGAGTATAAGAAACTACAAAACACGCTCATGCAAGGAAATATCACCGACGAAGGAGTAAGTGATGCATACATGAAGTATTTTGAAGATTTTGAACAAGTAACTAGTTTAAAAATAGTTGATAGTTGTTATGAAAAAGTAGAAGGAAAAAACACACTGTACGTTATTGGCAGAACTCTTGCGCAACCATACGATTATTATTACCGCGCAGCAGTATTTGATCAGAAAAATCAAAATATACTTTACTGGACTGCGTGGGAGAAAATAGAGGCATCGATTCCAGTTGAAACAATAACCCCAATACATGCATTCAACAGATTATTTATATTTTGGGTGCAACAAATTGAAAAAAGTGAAAATAACGAAAAAAGAATCGATGCAACGATTAATTACATATTTCAAAAACCAAGTGGCAGTTGGACAGCACCACAGAAGCTTGCAAGTGATATTAAAATAGATCCAGTTGATGAAGCAAAAAAATTATACTGGAAGAAAGTGGCAGCTTTTTACCTTCAAGAAGAGAACGGAAAAGAAAAACGGATAGTAATTGTTATCGGCAAAACAAAGTTTGATAGTGTAAGTTTATCTAATCTATTTACTCTTGATGAAGATTTAGTTGCTAGTAAGAATCAGAAAGGAAAGTTTATTAATAATCTTCCTTATAAATATCGTATTATCGACCTAAACAAAAGTTTCCTTAATCGAAAGAGTATAACGATTACAGGAGTTGGCAATAAGGTCATTTTTTTTGGTGGCAGGAGTGGCAATTATCCAAATTATCAATACTTTTCACAAGTAAATGTTTACGATGATAACACAGGAAATTGGACAACTCATACTTCTAGCGAAGCACGATATCAACCAACAGTAGGAATAGTAAGCAACAAAGCTATTTTCTTTGGGGGTACTACAAATAATCGGTTCTCAAAGGAGCTATTTTCCTCAAAAATAGATATTTATGACAGTGAAACAGGAAGCTGGACTACTCATACTGCTAGTGAAGGACGGTGGGATGTAGCAGTGGCAGTAGTAAATCACAAAGCCGTTTTCTTTGGAGGTAAGAAGATTAATGGTGAATGCTCAGCACGAATAGATATTTATGACGATGAAACAAGAAGTTGGACAACATGCACTACTAGTGAAGCAAGAATGAGTGTAACAGTAGCGGTAGTAGGAAAGAAAGCTATTTTTTTCGCAGGAAATAAAGGTTATGATAGTAGTAATCATGTAATATGTTCTTCGCAAGTAGATATCTATGATAGTGAAACAGGAAGTTGGACTACTCATACTGCTAGTGAAGGAAGGTATAGTGCAAGAGTAGGTGTAGTCGGCAAAAAAGCTATTTTTTTTGTAGATATAAAAACTATAGGTAATTCTTCAAAAATAGATATTTATGACAGTGAAACAGGAAGTTGGACTACTCACACCACTAGTGAAGCACGGGAATGGATATCGGTAGCAGTAGTAGATAAGAGAGCTATTTTCTTTGGAGGTTACGAATCCTCACAGATAGATATTTATGATGATGAAACTGGAGAATGGACAGTACATGCTGCTAGTGAAGCGAGGGCTTTTGCAGCAGTAGCAGTAATTGGCAAAAAGGCTATTTTCCTTGGAGGAAATAAAGGTTTGAGAAATGGTAATTTTATATACTCTTCGCAGGTAGATATCTATAATGACGATGAAGTTGATGAAAATAAAAAATGGACTTCACACACCTTAAGTGGAGAACTAGGTAAAGACAAAGTTGCAGTAGTTGGCGATAACGTTATTTTCTTTCGTAGCAAATTAGATGGTAAGTATTGTGAAAAAGTATATGTTTACAACAATGAGGCTGATTATTGGACAACCATAACTTCAAATATTAAAAGCGATGCCTGCTCTATCATTCGAGGTGATAAAGTATCATTTTTCGGTACTGATGAAAATAATAACGTATTCAAACAAGAAATACAAATAAGCATTTCATACCCTTCTTATGATGTAATTAACCGTGATGATAAACTTCATTTAGGGAAAACTAAAAATATCTTTGAAACTAACGTTACTAATAAAAAGGATAATGCTGAACTTCTACATAAAGATGATGATAAAAAGTGGTTAACATTGCTAAGTAATTTTAAAAAGTCCTTATCCCAGCAAGTAATCAATAAACCTGGTTGGTTCATCGTTGAAGGTAACCTCGAGCGTGAAAATATTCGTGAGTCTTTCTTGCTTTTACCTAAAGATTACGATCTACCTGCAATTAGTGAGAAATCAACTTACAAGATAAACAAAAGTGAAAATAAGCTTGAGTTTGAATATGATGGTAAAAGCCAAAAATCTAACTTTCAAGATATAAAATTCTCTTTTACGAGGTTAAACATCACCGGCAATGTTCGCCATTTACGTCAAAAAGCTTATGCTGGTGGGCCAAAAAGTATTTTAACTCTAAAGTCACAGAAAATAGAACAACTTCCATTTTCAAGATTTAATCCAACAGATAGTATCTCTCATCGTCCAAGTGATACTTTGGACTTCAGTGGCGCTTATGGCCTTTATCTATGGGAAATATTTTTCCATATTCCAATGCTGGTTGCTTGGCACTTGCACAAAGAACAGGACTTTGCTACAGCAAGGAAATGGTATCAATATATCTTTAACCCTACCAATAATAATAAAGAATGGCAGTTTTTGCCTTTTGAAAAGCATAACAGTGATAATATCGTTGAGTCGATAAATGATACTCAAACTGCTGAAGAACTGGCAATTGATCCATTTGACCCATACACCATTGCAAAACAACGTACCACTGCATTTGAAAAGTATATCATCATCTCCTACATAGATAACCTCATTGATTGGGGAGATATGCTCTTTGCTAAGGGATCTTGGGAAGCATTAAATCAAGCTACGATGCTGTATATCAGAGCTTGGGATTTACTTGGCCCAAAACCTATTAAAAAAGGAAATTTTTCAGTTCAACCTCAATCCTTCAGTGAATTAAAAGACCATGATTTATTGAAAATGGAAACAGAACTACCAGCTGGTTCACAACTCGCAGTTCAATCTGATGAAGCTCATGATCTTATCAAATACAGCAATTACTTCTGCACACCTGAAAATAAGAGCTTTATTGGTCTATGGGATAAAGTTGAAGATCGCTTATATAAAATAAGACATTGTTTAGATGTTAGAGGAAAAAAAGCAGTATTACCTTTATTTCAACCACCACTTAATCCTAAGCAATTAGCAGCAGCAACTGGCAGTTATTCTCTAGCACTACCAGAGGTGAAGCTAATACCACATTATCGCTTCAGTAAAATGGTAAGTTATGCAAAATCGATAGTTGAAACGGTGATAGAATTTGGCTCAGAATTACTTGATGTTCTGGAAAAGAGAGACGCTGAGTCACTGACTATTCTTTACAACAAACAAGAAGGAATAATCAGTAATTTAATCTCATCGGTTAAAGAAAAGACCATAGAAGCCTTAAAGAAAGAAAAAGATGCACTGAGTGCAAGTTTAAATAATGCTGAGGAGCGTGAATCGCATTATGAAAGTTTAATCAATGCTGGACGTTCATACCATGAAGTGAAAGGAATCTTATCATATTCTGAAGCAACTTCAACAAGACTTGGAGCTTGTGGTATATTTGGAGCTGCAGCATTAGCACATTGGATACCTACAGTATTTGGTTTTTCTTTTGGTGGTGCTAAACCTGGCTTTTCTACACAAACAGGAGCAGATTTTCTGACTACTCTAGCAGATATTAAGAAAGAAGGTGCAGAATTATCCAATATCATAGCAAGTTATCAAAGACGTGCTGAAGATTGGGATCTACAGAAAAAATTAGCTGCCTGTGATGTGAAGCAGATCAACCACACAATAGAGGCAAATCAAATTAATCAAACCATTGCTGAGCAAGAATTAAAAGTACATAAAGAGTCAATCAAGCAAAACCAGGAAAAAAGGGAATTCTTTGAAAGTAAGTTTACAAGTAAAGAGCTCTATGACTGGATGAAAGGGCAAATAGCAATAATATATTTCCAAGCTTATAAGATGGCTTTAGAGATGGTAAAACAGGTGGAAAAAACTTATCAGTATGAGTTGAATAACGATAGAGTATTTGTTACAGCAAGCTCTTGGAACAGCTTAAAAGAAGGATTACTTGCAGGTCATAGCTTGAAGTTTGCTCTTGAGCAAATGGCCAAAGAGTATCTTGATAATAATGAAAGAGCTCTGGAGATTACTAAAACAATACCTCTAAGTCCTATTGCAATCAATGAGTTAAAAACTCAAGGAAGCTGTAAGTTTGCATTAACAGAAAAAATGTTTGATCTTGATTTTCCAGGTCATTATTGTCGTAAGATTAAAAGTATAAGAATTACTATTAAAGCAGAAGTTGCTCCTTATCAGGATATTCATGCTACATTGCAACAAACAGCCAACAGAGTAGTACTGAAACCTGAGATTGAGGCAATAAGGTCATTACTCGATGAAAATAATGAACTCAGTGATAATCAATCATTAAGAGTAAACTGTAATACAAATCAGCAGATAGCAATATCAAAAGGAAACCAAGAAGATAGTGGATTATTCGAATTAAACTTCAATGATGAACGTTATCTACCATTTGAAGGTACAGGGGCGGTATCTGATTGGATTTTAGAGCTACAAAATACTGAAAAAGTTTCTGATGTGATTATACATCTTGATTATACTGCATTTAACGGAGGAAAAGAGTTAAGTAACAAAGTAAAAGCTCTGCCGAAGCTAAAATACTATTATGACATGTTGGCAGTGAAGTTAAGTGAGGTAGATCAAGAAAAGTGGCAAAGATTTAAACAATCAGGAGAGTTTAAGTTTAAACCTTCTTTTTCGACTCGAATTAAAAATCCAGAAATTGATTTAAGTTATAACGGTGTTTATCTCGTACCAAAAATAGCAGATGGGAGTGAGGTAAATATAAAACTGGGTAATAATGTTTGGGATAAGGATACTCATAAAGTAACTGTAACTGAGCTGGAGAATGATTGGGTCATTAAAGCAACTAATGCGAATAAAATAGAGGAGATTACGGTGATAATCCCTTATAAGGCTGAAGTCAATTGGAAGTAACATGAGTTTAAACGGCTATTACAATCGCTTTGATCCTGACAAAGAGTACGAAAAAAGCTTATTCCTGGCAGGAAGGGGTTTACAGTCAGCAGAATTAAACGAGACTCAAGAGTATGCTCTTTTCAAGCTCAAAGGCATAGGAGATGCGATATTTCGTGATGGTGATGTTATAACAGGAAGCAACTGTATCATAGATGGGGAAACCGGCGAAGTCACACTTGAATCGGGAAAAATCTATCTTCGTGGAGCGGTGAGAAAAGTAGGGGGAAAAAGATTTATTATTCCACTGAATACCACAGTTCGCATCGGTGTTTTTTTCGCCCTATCCACTATTACAGAACTTGAGGATGAGAATCTTCGTGATCCTGCCGTTGGTACACGTAATTATCAAGAAGTAGGGGCAGCAAGACTTAAAGTTTCCACCATTTGGGGTTATCAAGCAGAGAATGTTTCTCCCACTTTTTCTACTGATGGAGAATTTTATCCAATTTACAACATTGAAAACGGAGTATTAATAGAGCATTCACCGCCACCACAAGCAAACATAGTAACCACAGTGCTTGCTCGTTATGACAAGGAGGCAAATGGTTCCTACGTCGTAAATGGGCTAGAAGTGATGTTCCTCCACAAAGAAGAAAAGGGAGAAGAAGGGGTAAAAAAGGGTAAAAAAGAAATTTTTGTGATTAATGAGGGCAAAGCTCATGTTGATGGTTATGAAATTGAGTTGCCTCACAGTATTCGTGTTTCTTTTGATGAAGATCCAGATATAAAATCAGTTGAATCAGAACCCCATACTTTTCAGCCAAACAGCGAAAGAGTAATGGAACTGAAGGTTAATGATTTTCCAATCAGCGAAATCAAAAAGGTTGATATCACTGTTCAAAAAACAGTTACCGTTACTCACGGTTCATACTCTGGAGCTATTGATCCGATACCTGACTCTGCGGTACTTGAGATTATTCAAATTAAACAAGGTGATGTTATTTATGAAAACAGTATAGACTATAAGTTAAACGCAGGAAACGTTGATTGGTCATTACCCGGCAAAGAACCAGCTCCTGGAAGTAGTTACTCGATAACCTATCGCTGTCGCACTCATGTAAGCCCTGAAGATATAAATGAAGAGGGATGTAAAGTAAGGGGAGCAGTTGATAACAGCTTGGTTCTGATTGATTACACCTGGAAGATGCCACGCTTTGATTTAATTACTATAGATAGCAAAGGGGTAGTAAGGAGAATAAAAGGAATTGCCCACCCTTGGAAACCATCAATGCCAAAAGCACCTAGCGGACAACTTTTACTCTGCTACATTCATCAGACGTGGAAAGATGGGGAAAAAGAAGGGGTGAAAGTAATGAATAATGCTATTCATGCTGTACCGATGAATGAACTTGAAGCAATGAAAAAAGGAATAAATGATCTTTATGCATTAGTTGCAGAGGAGCGTTTACGCAGTGATGCAAATTCAAGAGAGCCTACCACAAAAAAAGGGGTATTTGTAGATCCGTTCTTTGATGATGATATGCGCGATCAAGGAATTTCGCAGTCTGCAGCAATAGTAAATAGAGAGCTAGTTCTGCCAATAGATGTAGAAGTTGCAGATATTGAAAAAGGTGGGGAAAGATATCTTTTGCCATATGAACTTGAACCGGTACTGGAGCAGCTTTTACAGACTAAAGGAGAAAAGATTAATCCATATCAAGCTTTTGATCCAGTCCCGGCACAAATTACTCTAAATAAAAACATTGACCACTGGACAGAGGTTACCACTAATTGGAAAAGTCCAGTAACCAGAGTA